CACGTATCGGCTTTGGAAAAAGCTGGTATTGAAACCCTAACAGAGGGGGAAGAGATAGAATTTGAGATAGGGGAGAATAGAGGAAAAGAAAACGCGATTAACATTAAAAAAATTGCAGGGTAGTGGCCCATTCAACGTACTTTACACCAATCAAAAAAAGGACTAGTATAGGAAGATCTCCAAGATCGAAGCCGAAGAATAAGCATAAGCGGAGAACCTGGAAGAGATATAATCGCCAAGGAGGCTGACATGGCACAAGGATATGGAGCTCGTAAAGACGAGTCTATTGCAATGAGGGTTAAAAAACCTCGAACTAAAAAACAACTTAAAGCCAGCGCGGATGAATCTTACGGAAAATTTGGAAGCGGTAAAGGTAAAGGTGTTATCAATAAAAGAGGCGGAGGCATCGCTAAAAGAGGAAAAGGCATCGCCAAAGCTGATGGTGGCGTAGTTAAACGTCAAGCAGGCGGCTTAGGAAGAAGGAATTTATTGGAAGAAGTAGGAAGAATTGACGCAGAGCGCATGAATCCTAATCGAAGAGCTGAGAAAAGCAGAGTCATAGGCGAACTCAACAGAGGCTACAAGAAAGGCGGAGCAATTAAACGCCGTGGTGGCGGAGTCGCGAAACGTGGAATGGGGGTTGCGAAATGACGGCAAAACAAACAGGTCCCGTAAGAAGTTCTGGACGTGATGAAACTTCTGATAAAGGCCCAGCAATCGAAAGAATGACAAAAGAAGAATTAGCTACTTTTGTAGCGGGAAAAAGTGCGTTAACTAAAATTGAAGCCATGAAAAAAACAATAAAGCAATTAACGGCACTGCGTAATAAACTACTTGCTGATACGTCGTTTAGTGGAAGAAGAGGGTTTCTCAGCGGGAGTAAAAAGATGGGAAACATTGCACAGAATAATGCTTCAGGTGGAGTCATTAGACGCAGAGGCGGCGGAATAGCCAAACGCGGTTTTGGGATTGCGAAATAATCTATGCCAACGTATGCTTCCACAGCGAGTTTCGATCTTGCGATTGATGAAATCATAGAAGAGGCTTTTGAACGGTGCGGTTTACAGGATCGTACTGGTTATGAAATAAAAACCGCGCGCCGTTCCCTTAACATCATGTTCGCCGATTGGGCGAACAGAGGCCTTAATCTATGGACGATTCAGAAACAAGAAATTGCTGTTGCATCAGCAGGATTCACTAATCCCTTGTCAGGAGCGACTTTGCTCACGGGAGGGGACACCCAGACCATCATTGACATCACCAACTGCGTTATGCGCGACAGCAGTAATAATGATTTTGCTATGACGAGAATTGGCAGAAGCACTTATTGGAACTATACTGTAAAATCAACATCAGGACGTCCTACGCAGTTTTATTTTGAACGAACAATAAATCCAACAGTTTATCTGTACCCTGAACCTTCAAGTGATTATACTTTTATTTATTATGCCTTAATTCGTATGTTTGATGCCGGCAGCTATACGAATAACGCACAAATTCCCTTTCGATTCATTCCCTGCATGGTTGCAGGACTGGCTTATTATATGGCATTGAAATATCAACCGGATCGTGTCGCTTTACTTAAACCTCTCTATGAGGAGGAGTTTCAGCGCGCGGCCAACGAAGACGTGGAGAAAGCTAGTTATAGCGTGGTTCCACGACAAACATGGATTAACTAATGGGTAAATACGCTACAGGCAAGTTCGCTCAAAGGATTTCCGATCGTGACGGGATGGCATATCCTTACACTGAAATGGTGCAGGAATGGAATGGAGTGTGGGTTCACTATAGTGAATTTGAGCCAAAAGCCCCTCAGATCAATCCTAAAAACCATCCCACTGATTTTGAAGCGTTGCAACATGCAATGCCTCAAGTTGCCAATTCCACAGTCTATGTGGGACGAATTGGCACGAACGTAAATAGTTTTGAAACACTGCAAGAAGCTGTCACTCTCTACTACGCCAACGGGGTGTCTTATCCAGGGTTTGTCAGAAGTATGCAACCGTTAGACGTTCAACAACCTAACAAACCAACTTTATTGCATAGTTTTGTAGGAAAGGTTACAGTGACCACGACATGACCGATTATTCTGATTTATTAACAAACGTAAGGAATTACACGGAAACATCCAGTGACGTACTTTCGGATGCTGTTGTCAATACATTCATCGTTAATGTCGAAAATAAACTTTTTAAGGAAGTGGATCTCAGTTATTACCGTAAATATGACACGGCCAGTTTAACCCAAGATATCGCTTTTCTTTCCCTTCCAGGAGACTGGAGAGCTACCCGATATCTTCAAATTGTTGTCTCGGATGTAAGAACAACCTTGCTACAGAAGGATATTTCATTTATGACAGAGTACTGGCCTGATAGAACAGCAACGGGTACTCCTAAGTATTATGCTGATTGGGATCAAGACACGCATTATATTGCGCCGACACCAAGTGCCAACATAGCTGTTGAACTTGCATATTTAAGGATGCCTGATAATTTATCGGCTTCCAACACATCCACGTGGATCAGTCAAAATGCTCCCAACGTGCTTTTATACGGTTGTATATTAGAAGGACTTGCATACTTGAAAGGTCCGACAGATATGATACAACTGTATCAACAAAAATATACTCAGTCTGTACAGAATCTTGCCACATATGAGATGGGGCGGGATCGTAGAGATGAATATAGAGACGGTGTCATTCGTGTCCCTCTCGAATCAAGGAACCCCTAAAGGAGGTTATTATGGCTATTACTCAAGCTGTTTGTAACAGTTTTAAAGTGGAGATCCTGAAAGCATTGCATGATTTTACTGCATCGACAGGGAACACTTTTAAATTAGCACTTTACGATAGTGAAGCGACTTTATCAAAATCAACTACTATCTACGACACACCCGACGAGGTAGGTGCATCAGGCACTTATTCAGCTGGTGGTGGATCATTGACATCGGTTACTCCCGTATTATCAACTGATACGGCTGTGTGTGATTTTTCACCTGATCTTTCATTCACGAGTGCGACTATTTCTGCACAAGCTGCTGTGATTTATAACAGTTCCACGGTCACTGGTTTAACAACCAATGCATCTGTTTGTGTGTTAGATTTTGGTGGAGTTAAAACTTCGACTGCCGGAACGTTCACAATTACGTTTCCTGCCGCTGGAGCGACTACTGCAATTTTAAGGATCGCATAGGAGAATAAATCATGGCCTCTATCCAAGGATGGGGCCGAGAGACTTGGGGCAGTGGTGCATGGGGACAATTTGCACCAGTTGAAGCCACAGGCAATGGCCTCACGTCGACAACTGGTACGGCTAGTACCATAACTTCAAATGTTTTTGAAGTTAATGGTAATTCCGTAACTTCTTCTGTTGGATCAACTATAATTGTTTCGACCTACGCCGTAACGGGCGTAGGAACGACTTCTTCTATTAATGATGTAACGGTTACAAACGATAACATTTCTAGAACAGGTTGGGGTCGAGGATCAGGAGCTCCCGCAGCTACAGCCTCTAGTTATGGATGGGGTGAACAAGCGTGGGGAAATTCAGATAATATATTCAGCGTAACTGGTAATGGACTAACATCCTCTCTGGGTGAGGAATCATTAACAGGTGATGCAAACATAACTTTAACGGCGGCGGGTTTGACATCCACTGCTGGCACTGCCGTAGCGGTCGGTATTGCGGACGTTAATGTCACAGGCAATCCACTCACTTCCAATACTAATGATGTAGCTTCCGTAACTGGAACGGCATCCGTTAGCCCTACGGCTAATGGTCTTACTGCCTCTTTGGGGGATGAAAGCGTACACACTGCCGTCCAACAAGGATGGGGTCGAGGCTATAATCAAGTCACAGGAACGGAGATTGGTTGGGGTGATAATCTTTGGGGAATTTTAACAACCTCATACGCTTTAACGGGAGCTAGTGCGACAACAAGTGCTGGTGATGCTGTTGCGAGTGCCGATGTTAATATTACAGTAACAGGACAAAGCGCGACATCCACCGTAGGAGATTTACTTGCTTTAGTCTTCCCGTCAGGAGTTCAGGCAGCAACAAGTATTGGATCATACTCAATCACTGCTGATGCAACGATAACGATTGTTGCGGTTGCAGAACCAGAGCTTGATGCAACTACTGGAGATGTACTAGTAGCCATCAGTCCAGGCGTCTATCCGTCAGGGGAAGTATTAACAGGATCCTTGGGATCATCCACTCTTACGGCGGACTGTAATGTTACGCTGACAGCGGCGGGACTGACTTCCTCTCTAGGGAATGAAACAGCTACCGGTAACGCCGATATGGATGCCGATGGAAATGACTTAACTTCATCAGCAGGGGATGTAACGGCAACGGGGAATTCTGACATCTCGATTTCGGGAAATGGATTAACGAGCTATATTGGTGATGCCGGTCAGGAATCAAGCTATGCAGCAACGGGAAATCTACTAACTTCAAGTCCAGGAACATTACAGATTAGTACGGATGTAGACTTTACAGCAACGGGGAATTCTGCTACAAGCAGTACAGGAACATTACGAGGAACCTTCTGGCAAGAAGTGGATGACTCGCAAACAGCCGTTTGGGTAGAAGTTGACAAGGCTGCATAAAATCATTAAAAAGGTATTAGGAGAATAAATGGTAACGTATTCGACGGGTCTTAGGACGGAACTACAAGTAACAGGGGAAAATTCAGGTACATGGGGAACCATTACCAATAACAATTTTTCCCAGGTTTTTGAATTCGCAATCGCGGGCGTTTACGACGTTCCCGCCATTACCACAGGAACGTCCACCACTTTGACGAATGCCGATGGGCCCGACACTCAAGCTAATAACCAGGCACGAAACAATCAATTAGTTTTCACAGGAACCGTTTCCACGACTCATACTGTTCAATTCCCAGCAACGCAAAAAACTTACGGAATTTATAACAATATTGGTGGTGGCGCCGACATCTCAGCACGACTAGGGGCTGGAGGCAACACGCTTACAATTACAAACGGAAAGTACCGTCTCGTTTCAACGGATGGAACTAACTGGTACGACATTCTATCCCTGGCCGGTCTTGATGAAACATGGAGTTTAGTGGCGGATGGAACTACTTTAACAGCAGGGCAAAACGCTTTTGCCAACACAAACGCGGGAACTATAACATATACTCTTCCTCTTTCTCCAAGCCTTGGGGATCAGTGTAAGATTATTGATCTAGGAAACGCGGCTACGAATAACATCACTATCAATAGAAATTCAGAACCTATCCAGGGATCTGCGGCGAATATGACGATTTCTACTGACAGTGCAGCTATTTCTTTGGTATATAGTAATGCGACATACGGATGGAGATTAAAGTACAATGACTAATTTACAGGATTTTACAAACAGAAGTGAAGTAGGCGCGATCAAGCCTTGGGGCAAATCAACAGCCCCTGTTGGGTATTTACTATGCGACGGCACCGCTGTTTCACGAACAACATATGCTGATCTCTTCACCATAATTTCTACAACTTACGGCGCAGGAAACGGATCAACGACTTTCAATGTCCCTGATCTTCAGGGAAAAATGCCTCAAGGATATGACGGCAATACTTATAACTTAGCCGGAACAGGAGGCGCGAACACCGTGACGGTGGACGTGACGAACAATCAGGCAGCGACAAACACGAACAATCAGGCTGTAACAGTGACAGGATCAATTTCTAATACCTCTTTGTCCACCGCTCAACTAGCATCTCATAATCACAGTTTGTCATTTAATATGGGAAGGCAGAGTATGATTGGCACGTCTTATTTTGATGTAGCAGCACAATCGGATCCTCAAACTGTTAATATTACTAATACAGGATCAGGCACAGGCCATACTCATGCCCATACCTTGGCTGGTAGCCTAACAGGTGATGTAACGACTGCCCTAACGGGCGCAGTTAATGCGACAGGAACGAATGCATTTTCACCATTCGTGGTGGTTAACTACATTATTAAGCATTAGGAGATATAATGGCAACACAGATAACAATATCCAATAAAGACTATATCTTAGTTGATGGCGCTGATATAATAAAATGGGCGGATGTTGGGGCTTCTATGCCAAGTATCAGTAGCACCATTCATTATATAATTTGGGATGGAAGCGCTGGGGAAGTTCAGTATAATAATGGAGTAGAAAATTTAACACTAGCCTCTTCATCTGATGCGGTAGGATCTACGACTGTAGATGCATTGCTAAGTTGGTCTGAGACAAGACAAGAAGAAATTAAAACAGCAACTTATAATTCCGATCTAGCTTATTGGAATTCATGGGATCGTATAAGAAATGAAAGAGGAGCTGTTTTAGAGAGTACCGATTGGACACAAGTTCCTGACTCTGCCCTTGATGCAGGAAAAAAGGCGGAATGGGGCACTTATCGTGAAGCGCTACGAGATATTCCATCTACTTATTCGGCAACAGAGCCTAAATTGCTTAGGTTTGCTGAGAATGGAGATGTGGAAATAGGCACAGGATTAGAAGAGGGAACCTTAAATGTAACAGGTGCCGCTGTTGTTATTACTTCTCCTTAAATCTAAAAAAATTAACAATACAATATCTAAAAGAACTATTCTTATCTGACCACTGCAAAGGGGAATGAAAAATATTTCCATTAAAAAGGATGGCTCTGTTTTCTTTAAATCCAATGTGGGTATTTAATTGTAGATTTCCATTAATATTTTCATAAAAACCCGTTCCATTATTTAATAAAAATTCTCCTTTTATGTAGATTAAACAATTATAATCTATATCTAATTCGGGATGAGGAGTGTCTTTATGGGGAATAGCCTCGCTAGGATTGGATAAAAAATAAATAATTTGATGAGGCTTATCCTTATTATAGGTATCCACCTCTTTAAAAAAATATTTTTTTATAAGTCTTCTTACTTCTTTAGCAAGCTTACTTTCCGAAGAAAGAGGATGCTCAAGATAGTGGCGGCTACTCGCCAATTTATTTTGAATATCTTGTTTTTCCCTGGGAGAGAATTCTATGGAGATAACTTCCTGATGAATTTTTTGAAGCGTTTCTAGATTAAAAAAATCATCTTGAACAAAAATTTTCCCCATTCAATAACCCCAGGATACAAAAGAATAGCGTGTACCTTTCGTCACTTCTTTAACCTGATGTGGGTATACATAACAGGAGGGAAAAATAATAAAAGATCCTTGTCTTACTTTGTGTATTTTATTTCTTATTTCAAATTGTCCTCCTTCATAATCATCATTAAGTAATCCAAGTACAGTAAGGATAGGAATTCCTTTCCGTTCCCCATCAAAAATAGAATGAATATGATCATAGTGCTTTCTCATAATAGTCCCTGTTGAATATTTATTAAATCTAATGGGACTAAATTGATGAATGATTAAAAATTCTTTAGATTTAGTTTTTTCTTTAAATCTATCAATATATTCTCCAACAGCATCTATTATAAAAGGAGATAATTTATTTTGTAGTTCTGCATCTGTTTGTTGAACATCTAACTCTCTTTTATCTTGAGATTTTTTATTTCCAATATTGGTATGCCATTCATGACATGTCCATTTTTTTTTTTGTATTTCCTTTAGCACATCCTCGCATACAGTTTTAGGAATCAAATTAGTATGATACACATAATCGTTTACTTTCATTTATCTTACCCAGGTGACAATGGCATATCTCTCTCCCTTGGTTACGGGAGATATAGAATGAGGAAAGCAAAAATTACTAGGAAACACAATGGCGCTTCTTTTTTCCTTTTTAATGATCAATTCCTTGTTAAAAAAACAAAAATCTCCTCCTTCATAATTATCATTTAATATTAAGGATATAGTCAAGACTCTAGGATTAAAATCAGAATGATCTGTGTGCTCTTTATATTCCCCTTTTTCTTCCCCTTTATACATTAGAAAAATATATCCTGTATCTTCTGTTGTTAAACCAGTTTGAAAAGTTTCTATATCATCGGTATATTGCTGAAGAAGTTTTCCTATATGAGAATGCAACTCATTATCCAATTCAGGAAAATCATCGTGAGTAATTAAATAATTATAACAATTACGCCTACTAGGATCTTCCTGCCCGTCCCTAATTCTTGCACGAAATAGATTATTTTTAATATGTTCGTTATGAATTAATTTATCACATAGATCCTGAGGAATAACGTTAGGGTACTGTTTAATATAATTAATTAGGTTCATCGGTAGCTCTTTTTTCTCCAAAACATTCTTTTATATCGATCCGTAAATTCACTTGTTAACAGATTCAAAGTGAACTTGTGTTTTTTCTCCATACGAAATCCTGACCATTTTTTCCAGCGCTCTCTCCTAAAGGGAATTACTTGCACCATAGGCTCTCCTTTTTTCATAAGAGTTTGGCTGTCCCATATATGCCAATAAAAAGGAAAATTAATAACATTTATGTAGGTATCTGTATCCACCACTCCAGAAATTACAGAGAATCTTTTTTCAGGACGATTTATAGGCTGTATGAACAAGCAACTATAACCAGGAGGGGTTTTAACAAGCCATTTGTTGATCCATTTTCCTGCATTTGTTTTCCCTTGTTTTAAGCTTCTAGGAAGTTGCTCATGGGAATGAAAAGCATCGCTTGGTTCAGGTTCCTTGTTTGCGGCTGTAATGCTAAAATCATCTTTAATGGAATCAACTATATAATCCTGATCAAAAGGAATAATATAGCCTGCTGACAGAGCGTCTAGAAAAGGAATACATAATTTTACTGTAGGATGATGAAGATCGTTATCCCTGTGCCTTTCTAATTTTTTATAGTCATCTGATATAAAATGACTTGCTGGTTTTGGATGGGGCCAAATATTAACATAATCTTCTTGAGTTGCTGTAAACTGGATTATTTTATCACCAATCATCTTATTACATCCAAGTGGAAAGATAGGCTCATCCTCATATTTGGGCTTAAATTTTTTAATACACTATGCAGAAGCGTAGAATCAAACATAATTATTTTTTTATTTTCAGGGATTAGCATTTTAGAGGAGTAATTTTCTAATAAATATTTATTAAGTTCTCGGTCTGTATAAGGCATTGCCTTACTTTCTAGAAATAAACCACCTGACTGAGGATTAACGTTAGCATAATAGACGCCTGCTATGTCACTTCCATGCGTGTGAGGCCAATTAATATCATTGGTAAAATTTAAATTTGCCCATAGGTCTTTTAGAATAAGTTTTTTAAAAGTAAAATTTTTTAAATTATTACAGAAATCCGAAGCTGCTTGAGTAATGTATCGGCATATTACTTTAAAAGATTGATGTTCATCCAAATCAAAACTAGATTGCCAGCCAAACTGTGAATTGGAGGCTTGAACAGGGGACTGAGGATTATTTTCATATAACATAAGAATAGCCTCTCTAATGTTTTCGTTTTCTAGATCGGTTATATCCAGTATTTTTTCCCCATAGATATGAGGAGCTAAATCATAATGTAATTTCATCTCTTCCTTTGTTTGAAGCTAATTCATAGTTAAAGGCTACAGTTGTTCTTTCCTTATCGCTTTGATTCTCTGAGACTTCGTGCTGCAGATATCCTCGGAATACAATTGCCGACCCTTCTGGCACATTTAATTGTAAAGTTGGCTTGTTTTCATCTAGTTCACTTTCTAAATTTACGCCAATAGGATTATAAAATATAAACTCTGAACTATTTTCTGGAATATTAGTAAAATAAACAGCAGAGTACCCATAAATGAAATGATTGTGGGGGACTGCATAGTTTCCTTTTTTATAGTTATTGATCCATGAAGCAGCTAGATTTAAAAAATTGTAGTTTATGTCAAATTTAACTTTTTCTTCCTTTAGAATGTCAACCATATGATTGCCAATATCCGCCCCTATTTGTTTTATGATAGGATAATTTTTATGGGAATTCCAATCTGATCTCCACGCAAACACATTGCATTTCTTTTTGGCTTCAGTGGTGTGGCGATGCTTTATCTTGTTTTTTTCTACTAATAAAATTTGCTTAATTCCTTCCTTATATTCTTTGTGTTTAGCCAGAGGAAAAGACCAGCACTTTTCTATAAATAGAGGATGCTTAATTATATTCATTATCGCGGTACCTGTTGGCTTCTGTCATTAATGCCCCAGCATGGAATACTCATAGATAGTCTTTTTTCAAGAGGAATAGCTTGGTGATATACTCGGGCGGGAAGATAGAGTAAATCTCCTGCCTCCAGGACTACTTCAAATTTTACATCTAATAAACTTGGATCATCTAGCCAAGGTTTCTCTTCTTGTATTTTATCCAAATCGTGAAGGGTAGAAAGTCTATTGTCATAGACAGTAAATTTAGTTTTTCCATAGGTAGGAATAACTAAATTTGTTGCAAGATCGCAATGAAGATTTAAGGAATGGCTCTGGGCAGACATTCCCCCAAACACATGGACATCAGTTGTCACTAGGAAATGTTTCTGTATTTCCTTACATAAATTATTAACATTTTTTTTACTGTAGCTGTATTCCAGCATTACAAAGCCAAGTCCCTGTTCAATAAACTGCCGCACCATTTTCTGATCCTGAATTGGATGACGAAAATATTCATATCTTTTCGTGGGAATAGGAATTCGATGCCGTGAAGGGGAAGGATCTAATATTTCCCAATGGACATAATTATTTTTAAAGCATTGATAGACATCTTTCCATGATAAGTATTTTTCAGGGTGGGGTAAAAAATTTCTTATATAAAAAGCGTCATCCTTTAGATTATTTAAGAGTGATTTAAACATACTAGAAATAATTTAAATTAATGGTTAGTCGTCTTTGCTTATCCGTGCAGTTAGTACTATGATGAAGGGCATTGCCATCAAACTTAACTCCAGTGTTCTCAATAGAAGGTATTTTTATATCCCCTATTTTGGTATAGCCGTTGTTGGTGTTGAGATAAAGAACAAAACCTTTGGATTTAAAGTTGGTATCGCGGTGAGGTGCGTGTTTAATAAACTTTGATTCTCCTACATAAAGATTAATTTTCATTCTAAACAATGATTTTACATCTAGCTTCACCAATAAAGGCCTACACACTTCAAAAACTGGAGGATAATAAACAGTGTAGTCTTTAAATAAAGTGGTTGCAAAGTAGCACGTTTTATCTTCTCTATCCTGTTCCTCATTTAGATAAGGCTGAAAACTATAAGGAATTTGATCCACCATATTAAGTAGATTTTTAAATTCCGTTTCACTTAGGACATCGTATATTCTTTTAATATCAGGAGGTAGCTCAATAGATTCACTCCACTGTCCCTCTCCCCATCCCTTTTGAGAGCATGTTTGAAGGCAACTATGTTCTTTTTTATTCATATTTTCACCGTATTGAATGTTAATGATAGTCTTTCGGTAGTATTTTTTTGGGGTAGAACTCTATGGTAGGTGCTTCCCTCAAAAATGAATATATCAAATTTTTTGGGTTTAATCTTCATCTTTATTTCCTTGGGATAAAAATTAATAAACTCTATTTCCGAATTATCATTGGTAAGATACATCACTCCTGCCCAAGGATGTGCGGGGTGGCAGTGAAATTCTTGAAATCCGTGCTGATTATAAATGTTGATCCACGAATCTGAAATCATAAATGGCTGTTCCTTATAGAATTTCTTGAAGAGAATAGTTAAATGCTCTTTTATATATCTAAATTCCGACAGTTCTAATATGTTCCTTGTTACGTTTAATGATGTCTGTGCATAGCAATCCCAGGACTCTTCTGTAAAACTAGGTTTGTTTAACTTCATAAAAGCTTCAAAATTTCGAAAAAAATGTCGATGAGACAATACATCTCTATAAACAGAAGTTTTTGTTAAGATTATTTCTTTCATTAATGAATCCACGTTATTATAGAATACCTATCATTTTTGATTACAGGACTGACGCGATGGGGAAAACAGAAGTTGCTGGGAAAAACAACAGCCCCTCCCTGTTTTTTAGGAGCCTTATGGTCATCATTAAAAAATAGAAAATCTCCTCCTTCAAAATCATCATTCAGAAGCAAAGAAATACTCAAGGTCCTGGGATACAAGTCAAAATGATCCACGTGGCTTTTAAATTCCCCTTGTTCATTACTTTTGTAATGAAGAATTTCATAGCCTGTATCCTGAATATTATCCATTCTAAAGTCTTCAATTTTTTTAGCATACTCCACAAGAATTTTATTTACGCCATTGAACATATGAGTTTCAAATTTTTTAGGCAATGGAACTCCGTGGCACTTCCGATCTTTCGAACGATAATTTCCATCTGGAGTTGGGCGTGTTGAAGGAGTGAAGGATAAAAGCTTGCATTCCTCTAGGATCTCTTCGCATATCTCAGGCGACATAATACTATCGAAATGGAGAATATAGTCTTTATTTTTTTTCATGGGGCTCCGCCACGAAGTTAAAAGACATAGATCTTCTAGTCTCCCCTGGTTTTTTTGTTTTAAACGGCAATACACAATGCTGATGATCAGCCTTAAAGATGTAAAGATCCCCTACTTTAGGGCTCATGTAGGAGATGATGTTGCCATCAACTCCAATAAATCCTATTTCCCCGTCTTTAAATTTATGGGGCTCGGTTGCATCATTAATAAATTTAGGGACCTTTAGATATAAAACACTGGAGTATCCTATGTTGTCATGATGAATGTGGGGAGGATTGTATTCCCCTTCTTTCATATCATTCATCCAGCAGGATAAAATATCAAGATTATAGGTACCTCCGTTCATTAGCCCAAACTTTTTGCACTCTTCCACATAATTTCCCATACAATGAATGATTGGCTGGAAGGCCGTTGTTTTCTCAAAAAACGATAAAATATTCAATTCGCTTTCAAGTCTGCCCGCAAGCCTTTTCCCAAAACTATCTAGCTTATCCTTATGAATTTCATATTTCTTATTTAAATCCTGAATATGCGCCTTAGAAATTTTGTACTTTACTATAATTTTTCCGTGTACGTAGATTCTTTGTTGTAAGTCTTTCATTGTTTAAACCATTCTGGAAGGCCCAAAAAAGGCCGTTTATCATATTTATGAGTTAACCCTTTATGAGTTAACCCCAAGGGGCCATTGACATTATTATAGTGCAGAAAAACTTGTCCACAAATGTCTCCTTTAAATTTTTTCCTCCAATGCTCTATTTCAATCCCTTTGTAGATTATAGCATCGCCTGGATTTAGAGTAAATTTAACATTAGGATAAAGATACAAGGCCCACGGATCACCACCTAAGTTCAAAGTAACGCTAATTTCACAGGCATCGCGATCCGTATGCTTTTTTAATATGTCTCCTTTTTTATAGAGCCTAACATAGGAATATGTTTCTATTAAAGAAAGATCAGTTTCTTCTTCTGCTCTTGGCTTGATGTTTATTAGTAAATTTTCCATTACCATATCGGCATAGTGGGAATAGGTGTTGGAAATCAGCTTGTCCTGCCATTTTCCCCATCCATCGTCTACGGGAGAAATAAATTTTGTATCAATTAAATGTTTTACTACTTTTCTTTTCATCAAAAGATAATTGTAACAAAAATTGGCTAGACTAGGGTCTATTAAATTTTTTACTAATTTATAATTTTTCATACCAAACTGAGATTGTATAACGACTGCCTTTTATAACATTCATTACTGCGTGTTTATAATTGTTCTCCATATAGTAAGTTCTTCCCAGCACAGGAGTTATCTTCACTCCCTCGACAACTGCTTCACCCCCAACAAGATCATCATTCAAAAAAGTAATGGAAGCCCCGGTTGTATTATCCCGTCCAGTGTCAAAATGAAAACCCTTGGATACTCCAGTAGGGTATTTAACAATTTGATGACGCTGCACTTTTTCAAATCGATTGTCGTGCTTAACATACGATTTTATATTTTCTAGAATATAGCTGTGTTGGGGTGGAAAATAAATAAGTGAGGTTTCGTCATGTGAACCTTTCATGGGATCTTTTTTAAAAAGCTCAATAAAGGTATTAGCTTCCTGTACGGAAATTACATTGTCTTCAACAAGTATCATATATTCTTTTTTCTGCCCCTTTCATATTTCTGCCCCTTTCATACCATATTTTCTTTGTCAAGAGAACTATTATCACAATTTGATATTAATCATCTTGATTTAAATCAATGATGTGTTTAAATTAGTTCTCACCCCAAAATTTAAATCAGGAGAAAAAAATGGAAAATCAAGAGGTATTGAAGGCTATCGCTGTCCTTGCCGATAAAACAGGACGGTATCACGAACGATTAATGGCGGTTGAGAGGGATAATGTAAGACTACAGAAAGAATTAAAAGATCACAAGAACGGATGCGGGTGTGAGAATTCTTCTGAGAAGAAAGATATGAGTTTCAGTGTAGGTGGTAATGAGGCCGAGGCCGAATGCGAAGCCTGCAGCGCCTAATCTTTAGGAACTACCCCGAGCATATCTGCCAGTGATGGCGCAAAAATTCTAACATCACGTCTGATGTGTTCATCTTTTGTCGCTGTGGCAGGATTATCAACATCGGTTTTCATTGCATCTTCGGAGTCGTATTCCTCCCCTGTTACTGTATTGGTAAGGGTGGTTTCACTTTTACATTTATAACGTGGAATTCTTCTCCCGTCCAATGTATCCATGTGTCCTAAAAGTTCTGCCGGTTCTACTATTTTAGTCATCTAATTTACTTTCCTTTGTATTTCAGCATTAAAACTTAACATAATTCTATCCTCTTTTGAATTATTAATTTCCACCTCATGATTAAGCCATGAAGGAAAAATAAGCAAGTCATTAACTTTTGGTTGCCAGCTCACGCGGGGAGCTAGATGAATGGATTGATCCTTTTTCATATAGAGAGGGTAGAGAACTTCAGATTGGGGATGGGGATTATGAAAAGTCAATTTTCCGCTGTCCTTTGGCACTTGCAGATAAAAAGCTCCTGAGAGATAATTATGGGGGTGAGAATGCAATTTATTATAGGTTCCCGGCCCATTGATCATGGCCCACATCCCAGTAAGGCGGGGTTCACAGTGATCCTCTACACCTAAATGGTCTAATGCTTCTATGCAGTAGTGAATGATATCGGCTTTAATGACACCGAATCGCTTGTCCTCATGAAGATCATCACGGCTGTGCCATCCCCCTCGATTCGTTTTTTGAATTCCTTTGGAATCTTCTTTTTGAACATCCCTGACAGCTTTAATTAAATCTCCATAGTCACCGCTGGTGAAATTTACTGAGAACACAGGAGTAATGAATAAGGAATGAAGTTCGATTAGAGTGCTCCTTTTGTTGTTTCTAAAAGGCTCATTGTTATGTGGATCTCATTGGCGGCGTTAGCTGTAATTTTAATCAAGTCCGACTCCTCTAAGACTAGAGGCTGTGACAGAACTTCATAGGTCGTGTCGGTGGCAATGGTCTTGTCATTGGTAATTTTATAAGTCGCCGAAGCGCTGCTGTCCGTCCATTCTATGGTATACTCGGTGGTGTTTGCAGAATCATTGCATATGATAATGGATTTAATTACAGCCGTGGTTGGAAAAACAGGAGGCAAAGCTCCTGGATTAGCCGTCGGAACAGTGTAAATGGTCGTGGGACCAGTGGTGGTCATATCCAGACCGACATTTTTAAAGGTATCAGCCAAGGAACCAACTCCTTCCGTTGCCTTGTTCTTCTATGTTGTCAGCATAAGAAGTATTGAGTAGAAGAATAATTTGCTCCAGAAGGCGCATTAATTGATCCGTTTGAGTGGGGGAATATTCAGGTGTCGCATTAGGTAGACGTGTGATGGTAATTTTAGGCATTATCTTCTTCCGTCCGGTCTGAGCTGCAGTTTCATGGAACCAAGTCGCCAGTTCGTGTCATTAATAGCATTGGATACAAAAGCGAGGCTCACGGACCTTCCCCTTCCGCGCACATCAATTTTTTGCGTTGAAGACGTGACGTTTCCTGTTGTTGTTACATTAGCAGTTGATTGTGGATATTGTTCCAGAGTCAAGGTGACAGCAACATTGTTTGTCAGATTAGTGAAATCAGGAACGAACTTGCTTACGGACATGAGATTGTCTCCCGAGGCAATTTCAATGGATCCTGAGGTCAGGCTCGCACTGATCGCTGTACCGTCCGCTTGATTGTTTCCTTTCTCTTGTTCGTAGACATAAGAGGCGCCCGCCGTCAGACCCAGAATGGTCGCGGAATTGGCCGTTAAAGTCGTGCTGTATTGAGTGGCGATAGGCTGTTCATATACTTCCGCCGCTAGCCAGCTCGTACGGTCAAGAGTAATGGTATACCAGGTATTTTCCAGATAATTATAGACAACCCCTCTGTCAATTTGCGTAGCACTGGCAGTGGCGTAATACCAAATAATTTCATTGAATTCGCTGTTCAGTCCGCATGCAATGTCATTTCTATTAGTGAAACTAAGGTCATCAAACACAAAATCCTGTACGGAACAAGGCATTTTTTTAACCACACCATCATACATGTAAAAGGAATTCTCCCCCATCCAATAGGCTTTACCATTTACATCTATGCAGGCGTGTTGGGCGATTAATCCGCAGTTAGCCCCTAATTGACGTTGTCCGAAAGTATAAGGAGTTCCAACAAACTGAATACCGTGCAAGGATTTGTCAGTCCAAGCAAGGATTTGTCCCGTTGATTTAACTGCTCCTATAATACGTGATCCATCCGCAATACGAAGGGATCCTGCTTCATTCGTCGCCACGGGAGTCCAGTCCGTTAAATCTTCCCTGTCCGACCATCTAAAAAATAAATCATCTTGTGTGGCTACATTTCCAATCGTTGTCTCTGTCCCTAAACAAAACAAATGTCTTGTATCCGCAGACACTAGACTGAATCGTGATGCCGTAGGGGCGTTTGTAACGATTGCCGCCCTGTTAGAAACACCACCTGAAAGATCCCATTTATAAGTTCCTCCATTAATTACTGTTGCGATCAAATCCTCCCCGAAGTTGTCAA